CCCTTAACGCTTCGATTTTCTTACGAATAACATCGGGTAGAAATGGGTTGTGGCGGTGGTCGGAAATGATTAACTCCGTGCCTTCCTTTCCTATCAATTTATCATGTACCCAAAAACGAGCGTTTGGGTTGTAGTCAATGTAAACCTGTTTCTTGGTTCGCATGGCAAGTTCGGAGTAAATCTCAAAGCTTATCCCGTTGGCTTCATTCAGAAAGAAGTAATCACGTTTTCCGCTCTTTGCGTCTTGGGAATCTTGGTAACTTTTGAACTCAATGATTGATCCATTGTGAAAGGTGAAAATGCGGTCGCTCGCATTGTACCCTTTTATCCAACTTTGAATATCAGGCGAACTCGCAACGATGCTCTGCATATCACGGAGCGCACCGCTTTTAAGGTTAGGAACGTCTTGACCTACCACGCTTATTACTTGGTCGGGTTGCTCAATTGCTTTCAAACATAGCACTTGGAGAATAGAGTAAGTTTTCCCCGATGATGTACCGCCTTGATTTACAACGACTTCCGCAACTGAATTGTAATTGCGCTCAAAAATTACGGATGTCTGAAACATCAATCCAAAATTATTGCATCCTCGCTATCAGCTAAACCAACATCGCTCTTAATTACGCCTACCTTGATTTCCGCTTGTGGCATGGATACCGTAGTATCAACCGTTTCTTTCGGCTTCCCGTAAACACGATCGAAAAGAACTTCCATAAGGTGAATAGAACCCCTTGACATATCACGCTCCATTTTCTTTGAAATCATTTTAAGCCAAAAGGGTACGTCCTCACGTTCGCCCAAATCCTTCACCTGCTTTTCAGTCATGCAAAGCATCGCCATAATCATATCGTTGGCTTGACTTGATGAAAGTGTTATGTCAAACTCCTCCATGAATACCTCTTTGATTACGTTCTTCAACGCCCGTGGTCTTCCATTGCGGTTGATATTTTCGGGGTGCGCTCCAAATCCGTGCTTTTTCGCATTTTCCTTATTCCTGAAATTCTCACCTCTTGGCATTACACTTCGATTTTTTCAACGATTGCCTTTAACTTTTGTACGCACATTAATTTCAGTTCGTAGTCGGTAGAACCTCCAACGCTAACCGCATCCGCCGTGTGTAAAATATCAATCAGTAAACCTGCGATTTCAGAGTACAACTGAACCGCCCCAATGGCTTCATCAATTACGTTGGGTTGTTCATTCATAACCCTAACTCCTTCAACTTTGATTCGCTCCAACGAAGTCCTGCCAAACCACCCCAAAGCAAATAGGAAATATAACCGCAATCGGAAGGCGTACCCGTTTCGTAGTACGTTTTCGCACGGCTCAAATAGGAGTACATTCGTTTGATAGTTGAAACGCTTAACGGCTCACCATTTGCAAGCTGTTGCGCCCTAACCTTACCGACTTGGGTTGCACATTTGTTACCCTCTTTTTCGTTTAGTTCAATTCCCCTCTTTGCGTTATTGCTAACTGCTTTCGGGTAGTCGTTGTAGCTTTCAAACTTTTGGTAAGATTCCTTTCGGTTCAAAGCATTGCACACCGCCAAACGTTGAATGCTATCGGGGTACTCCGATTTCATTACCGTATTGCTCATGCAACGATCGAGGAAATCATTTTTTGATTCGTCTTGTTCTCTTTTTGGTAGTGGCATCGGTTGTTTGTTTAACTGGTTCTTCAATAGGTTCGTGTTGCTCTTGGTAACGCTTATCCAAGTACGCATCGTAAATAGTCATTACCTGACTGAATGCATTGACCGTACACGCCTGGCATCCACCACTCCAACGCTTGTTGGTTAGTTCGCTCCATACTTGCCCCATGATAGCAACTTGGTCGGGTACAAGTCGCAAGGTCTTTTCGTTCTTGAACTGCACCCATTTGGGGTACAATGGTTCGAGGCGTTTCGCCTGCTCCTCTTTCATGCTGTTTATTAGTTTCATCTGTATATCCTATCGATTAAAAAGTACGCAAATATGGAAGCCGTGAACCCCGCACCTATCGAATACACGTAGCTTTGGTAAATGGACAAATCTTGTCCAATTAGGTAGAACAATACACCGCTCCAAAAGGACAAACAGACAAAGCAGTTAAACGGCTTGAATCCGATTGAATCACCAATTCCCGTTAGCTTGGTAATCGTCACCCCTAAGCTTGCACCCATTACGGATGCTATAATTAAATCAATCATATTTTTTCTTTTTCCAATCCAATTTTGTAATACTCATTTATTTTTTTGTGCAATTTGCTCCAACGTGCAACCATCCCAACCTCATCAATGTAGTATTTTGCAAATATGCCAAATGGAACGTTTGATATAAATGTTCCCGGTATAATTAAAATAGAATTGTCATAAGAGTTAATTCTATACTCATCTTTATTCAAATTCATGTATCTATTTTGCTTTTGTTTATTTATGAAAGAACCATAAACAATATAATTAGCAAACTGAGTAGCAATAGCCAATATCATTAAAAATATTCCGATTAAACCAATCATTTTAACTTTCCTTTCAATTTTTCTTTTACCTTGTTTATTGTAAGTCGCACCGAGTTGTAGGGAATGGTTGTGGTGGTACTGATTCGCCTCATGTTTTTACTTTCAACGTAAACCATGAATAGGTTTTTATCGTACCAGTGCAACTCTTCCAACGCCTCCTGAATGCGCTCGGTGTTGTAGCTTTCCCGTTGGTCTTCTTCATGGTCGTAGATTTCCGCAACTACCTGCGCACGTTCCCAATCGAAGTCAACACGCACCAACCGATCACGGTACTTTTGATCCCATAGCGAACCCTTGCCAAGGAATAAGCGGTAAATCAATCCGAGAACGTACCAACGATGACCGCCAGAGTGCCACACCTCCCATAACTTCTTATCGCCCTTTTCAAGTAGTGCCAAAAGCATTTCTTGGTAAAGGTCTTCCCCATCCTCAAACGTACCCCGAACCAAGTCGTAACACGCTTTGCGGTAACTTTGATGTTGGAGTACGTCGTGGACTAATGGGTGCATACTTATTGAATGGGATTTTTTAGAAAGGTAACCCGTGATCTTCAATTAAACCGAAACCCTTATCTTGTAGCTTCTGCATTGCAGGGTGCAGTTCGCTCGGTGCTTTTCTCGGTTGTTGCTCACCGTCCTTTGCCTTCCATTTAACCCAATGGGTAGCACGGCTCTTGGGATCTACCTCTTTGCGCTGCCCTACAAATACCTCGATATCGCCATAGGCGTTCGTTGGTAGGTTCAACAAATCCTCTTTTTTCAGTTGTACTTTGATTCCATAATCGTTTTTCCAACCTTTGCCTACATACTTTTCGTTTTCCATAATTTTATATCGTTGAATAAATTGCTTTGAAATCTGCGCTTACTATTGCTTTATCTATTCCTTCCTTTTGCATTCGGTCGTAATGTAACTGCATCAAGTAACCGCCAATCGGTTTGCCGTACGCACCCCTTTCGATGTGCCACCCGAAACTACCATCTTCGAATTCATCTTTGTAGGTGGAAGTCCGAATATCGTGCTGAACCTTTTGCATATTTCTATACGGTGAAGTTCGTGATAAATACTCTTTAATGTTTACGTGGTGGTAAAGTTCGTGAACGTGTCCCATCCAAAGAACATCCGCACCATCCACTTGCGCACCCATGCGTTGGTGTTGAATAACACCCTTTGTTACTGGTCCACCGCCTCCGTGCCCGTGGTGATACTTCACAAAGAACTTTCGGTAGGTACTTGGATTTCGGTAAACATCGAAAACAATCCAACCGGCATACCCACCATTCAAAACGCTTGAACCCGTTTTGTAGTTGAGGGTTGAAACAAATCGCTCGGTGAGGTCTATTTCATTTCGCTTTATTACGCTCGTTTCGTGGTTACCGTACCCCACAAAAATTAAATGGTGAGCGTATTTTGCCCACCATTCAACCGCTTCATTAACAACCAAGTCGAAGTAATTATGCCCGATATGTTCGGGGCGAATATCTTGCTTACTGGCACGTTTGTCGTACTTGCCTTGCATCAAGCAAAAGAAGTCACCATTGATTAAGATTTTCGCTTCTTCTTTGATTGCTTGTTCTAGGTGTTGCTCCAACAAATCCCGCCTGCATTTGGGGTGGTCGAAATGCAGATCGGATAGGAGGAGGAACTTATCGCCATCGTTGCATTCGATTTCGATAATGTTACGCCCGTACTTAGTTGTTTTCATGGTTAAAATATATTTGCTTCTTTAACGGCTTGCTCTACGTTCTCATGTCCCCATCCACGATACAAACATAACTGCGTTTCCATTACAATCTGTTTAAGGTTATCAAAGTCACCGGTGTAAGGTATTTGTGTTTCAATGATTCTCACCGATCTATTTTCTTCAATGCGAAAACTGATTGTGATTGTTGGTTTTTCATTCATAAGTATTTGGTTTTTTTTATGCAAGGTAGTTAATAAGTTTTATATTACAAAGTCCTATCGTAAAAAGCAATCCGTCTTTCGATTAGATACGTTCTCAACTCATCGGGAATTTGATTGGATACGAGCGCACTATGAACATACTTCTTCCAGGTTTTGGAATGAAGGCGTTGGGTAAACATCTTTTGCACCTCTTCCCGTTCGTTTTTTAGATTGATGTAAAACTCCATGTAATTAGCATTCGTGTCACGCTTTGCTCCAATTTTTGGCGTTAGTTCTTGCAGTGCCTTTTTGTACTCCCATAGCCATTTGAGGAACTTGGTTTCCTCGCCTTTTTGAAATCCGTAGGACGGTTGCACGTCGAATGGGTGCATCGGCTTTTTATGTTGGTAGATTGTTTTCATTTGCCGTAGGTTTTTTTGTAATAATCCTCGGCTTTTTCCCAACTTGGTTCGAATCTATTACCAGCATAAAACGCTTGTACTATTCTTGCCTTATCCAATTTGATAGCTGTTTCAAAAATATCCTTCCATTCCTTTTCGGTGAACGCTCTTTTGGTTTGGTCAATTTTGATGTGTTCAATCAAATATTCACTTGCGGTGTAAATTTTCATTTTTGGTAAGTTGATTCAAAGTAATTTAATGCGGAAAATCCTTGTTTAGTGTCCGTGCCATAAGCCGAACCATATACATAAGCATCTAAAATTTGCGACTTCTCCATTGCTTTGGCTTGGTCAAGTAAATCAAATTTTACTGTACTCATTTGGCTAACTTCATTCAATACTCTTTGCCAGTCCTTAGAATGTTGCAAATTGCTAATTAACCACTCGACTGCTGTTTGTTTTTTCATGTTTCCGTGATTTTGATTTTGTGTTGCTGTTCAATTAGTTTCTTCTTCAATTTGTACAACGGTGTCCTGAATCCCTTAACGTCCTCAACGATCAACTCGTTTGCCACCTTATCGAAGTAAACAAAGTCCGCTTTGTAGGTAAACATTTTTTTACCTTCTAAGGCGAAAACGAAAGGTACTTGGAGGTGTATATCCACCACCTCTCCTATCGCCTCTCTACGGGTCAGAAAAACGTATCTATCGGCTTCCTTCTTGCTATCGAATAGAATGCCGTTTACGTTTGTTTTCTTGTTGTTGTATTTTGGTCGTTTTAACATCTTGAAAAAATTTGCAACTATTATCCTGTCAAGGGTCAGTAGGTCAGTTGCCAACCTATCGGGCTTACGATCCCGCTCAACTTAATCGCAGAGGTTGAGGAACTACGTTCTCTTGTACTTCGAGCGCAATGTCTTATAAGCGAAACAAAACTTCGCTAATAAAGGAGTTAGCGGTCATTGCCAGCCCAACTAATGAACTTATGATAAGCATTCCAAGCCTTTATTTGGTCGGCAGTTATATCTGGGTCGCATGGACTTTCTTCCAAGCATTTTTCAGCTAACAAACATCTTTGTTTCCAATAATCAGTATCAGAGAGCAACGAACCGCTAACAAGCGGTTGGCGCAGTGCTGTGAATTTATCGTAAGCCTTGCAAAATGCCCAATGTTCACGCTGTAAATCTTTATCATTTAAACAGTGTTCAATCTGTTGTTCTAACCATTGTCTGTATTCTTCCATTGTATTTCAATTTAATTGTTAATGCACTGCGCCAACCGCCTCACCGTTAGCACTCATTTAAAACAGAATGCCAATACGATGTTTCTTCTCCACTTTCATCAATAATAAAGTAATGTAAACCACTATCACATTTTTCAATTAATGGATATTTATTTCCTTTTATTATAGAATCTGTACTTTCTAATGCTATTACAAAACGAGTGCTAACAGCAGTTTGGCAAGATGCGGGGTTTTTTTCTTTATCCTTATCCATAATCAATCCTCCCAACTATCCAACCGTTCTTCTTCGTACTGCTCACACTGGATGCGTGCTTGTTCCTCCGTTTCCTCTTCCATGTAACCCCATTCCTCGGTGGTTGGGATATACGGCTCTCCGTTTACTTCAACGGTTTCGGTTAGGATTTCCCACTCACCGTCCTCGGTAGTTACGGAATACATGAAGGTGATTTCTTTGTCATCAACTTCAATGGTGATTTCATCTCTTAGGTACATAGGTTTATTTTTTTAATCGCAATACTCAAATTCACTAACTCCTTCGGGCAATTTGTCAAAAATGGTGTATCCGTATTTCTTAGCGTAGTTGGTTGCTTTTCTTACGGTGTCAAAACCTTTGATTGAATAAATTGATTTTGAATTGAAGAAGTTTAAAAAAACTGTGTTTCCGATTGTTGTGATTGTTGCTTTCATTTTTTTTCCCTTTTTGGTATTACAAAGATAGGAATGAAATTTAATTGTGCAAACTTTTTTTTACTTTTTTTTTTATCGTTGCAAATTTTCCCACTTTTTGCGGTTATACGCCACAAGTTGCGGTGTTTTTTCGTAAGCTGCAACGAAATGATCCTTGGAAACATTGTCGTAATACTTGATCGCATCCCGTAAATCTTCCTCCGTTTTGAACTGGTCAAAGAATAATTTGCAGGCGTAAGCGGAGGCGGTTGCGTTGCCTTCCATCCCTTCGGCATCCTTTGCGAGAAACGGGTTGAACATTTGCGAAACGTTCAAACGCTTACCCATTTCGATGCACCACTCGTATTGTTCGTGCGTTAGTGAAAATCCGCAGTGCTTGTAGATTGCTTTGTAGGTTGGTTGCCCGAAGTCAAAGAACTTCGCCATATCCCTTTCGTTTTCGTGGTATTGTCGATAGGAAGAAACTATCCACGCCTTACGCTGTTCGATTGGGTACTCCCTGGAAAACTCCACGCCACTGGATGCGATTTTCTGCTCCGATTTGTTGTAGCGTATCATGTAGGTTGTTATCCACTGCACAATGGTACGGATTGAAGGTTTGAAGGTGTCCGTTGATTCCCTGCGTCCAATTTTGATGGCGTTCTCAAATTGTTCTTTGGTTAGTGAGTTGTAGTAATCCACTTCCTCTTGGAGCGTTTCAACTTGTCGTGTAAATGTTTCATCGAGTTCCACTTTGTTACCGAAATAGGCGTAAAGCTTAATCAGTTGTTGGGTGAGGTACTGGGTACGCTCGGTTGGTTGCATTTGTTTAATTGTCATGGTTTTTATTTAATTGGTTTGATACCCATTTGGCTATTTCATCGGCAGACATCTCGCCTGCTTTTTTCTTTGGTTGGTTTGGTTGCTCACGATCTACGTCAAAGGTACGAATCCACCTCGCAAAGTGTTTGTAAACGTCGGAGCGGTAAATATACTTGGTTTGTTGGAGTTGTTGATGCAGAATGAATGGTTGGATTGATTTGAGCAGTTTTGATAGCTCATAATTGGTTGCTTGTTTGAGTAGGTAATAGTTCTCGGTTATTTGTTCGGTTAGGTAGTCGCTTATAGTTTCGAGGTCGACTTTCTCCACCGGTTGCATGGTTGATTTTGGGGTAGGTAATAGCTTACTTTTTTCAAGTTCAATTTCCTTATTATTATTAAGTTCTTTTTTATTCTTTCTTCTTTCTTCTTTATTATTTATGTTAACGGATTCGCTAAAATTTTTTAATAGCATTTGTTCATTTTCTTTTATCGAATGTGAGAATGATTCCTCAATAGTGCACGGATTCGCTAAAAATTTTTTATCGAATATGATACGAATTATCGGTGCTTGATTCTTCTTTCCTTGTTCAACTATTTGCACTAATCCCTTTGATTCCAACCCTTCCAAAGTACGGTAATAGGTAGGCATGGATAGGTTAAGATGTGCCGAGGTGGTTCGAGTAGGTAACCCAAACATTTCGGTTCTAAGCGTGTTTTGTAGGTTGATAATAACAAACATCAAAGCGATTTCATTCGTACTCAAATAGCCGTCTTTAATGATCGCATTTAGCTTGAAGTTGTAATCAATTAAATTCATTCTCGTAAGCTTCAATGGTTTTGAAAATTTGGTAAACTACCTGAGGAACTACGGCGTTTCCGTACCCTTTAATTGATTCTGCTCTCCATTTAGAAAAGGTGATTCCGTCCAATCTTTGGGAAATCCCATCATTTCCGCTACAAATCGGGTATTCAGTTGGGAAGTTTTGCCATGAGTTCCATTTGTTATTCCATGCATTTGATTCACCAAACTGCTGTTGTATTGCATCTTTGGATTTCCTCTTGTGCATCCTCCGTTTTTGTCCGATGCAGTTGGAGTTTTTAATAATATCGGTGTTGGAAGTATGCCCATCACCAAATAATTTTCCAAGTACATTGCTCTTTTCATTCCCCCGTACTTTTCTTTCCTCTTTATTGTTTGCTCTTCCGTTGTTTGCCTGCTTTGTGCCATTGGAGTAGGCAATAAACCAAACTCGATCTCTTCGGTGGGGAGCGTTGACGGAAACAGCTGGAAGTACAAACGCTTGTACTTCGTACCCTTCACTTTCCAAGTCAGCTTGCACCTCTTCGAATACCAACCCTCCATTCCAATTAACAATTCCGAGAACGTTCTCGCCCACAATCCACCTCGGTTTAATTTCTCGAATTGCTCTAAGCATTTCCGTGAAGAGGTGTCGATCGTCGTCTTTTCCCAATCGCTTTCCTGCCATAGAGTAGGGTTGGCATGGGAAGCCACCCGTGAGGATGTCAATTTTGTTTTCATATTTTGTAAAGTCTGTTTTTGTAATATCATGGAAGCTTTCGGAATCAGGCCAGTAATGTTTCAAAACTTTTTTGCCAAATTCGTTCCACTCACAATGGAAAACGTTTTCCCATCCCATCCATTCGG